GGGTTGTTGCCTCAATATCCATTCCTGCTTGTTGTATTTGACCTAATAAAGCAGCCTGAACGGATGGTGCGCCGGTTCTTTGTGGTGGGCCAGGCGCTTTAGGATCAACATTGTAAAACATGAAGGGCTGGTTCTTCTTGTTAAATGTTTTTAGCTGTTGTTCATGCCCTAACACTTGTGCTGGTGTCATCCAATAAGGATCTTTAGGCGTAAGGGCTGCGGCTTCAATCGCGGCTGATGTTGAATAGTTATAGATCCGCTGTGGGTCTTTGGCTTTTCTAACTATTCCACGAATATAAGTCTGACCTTCAATGTGCGATGTCTTTCCGTACACAGGGATAAGCGGGATATATTTACCAGCAAAGGCTTTGGGCCCCTCTAATATCTCAGAGCCATTAATTTTGTACATTTCGACCTTGAATGATTTAGCTTTGCGCTCCTTAACAATAGTAATTCCTTTTTCGGCTAATTCATCTAAAACGGCTTCCTCATCCTCTTTGTGAATAACAGAGCCGTCTGACATTAAAGCGATTGTTTTCATTACCGGAGTCTTTACCCAGTATTCAGCAACTCTTACGACTTTGTCACGATACCATGTCTTGCATATCGTGTTCTGTCGATAACGCATATCTTGATCGAAGTCTGTTTCTGTCGCGTTAGGATAGGTGGATTTAAAGTCTTCAAGGGAAATATCTTTAGTTAAAAACGCATATTTAGCATCGCGCTTATCATAAGCCTCAGCACTAGGGTCAAACCAAAGAGAAGATGCAGCAGACATAATAGGGCGGATTCTAATATCTTGCTCAAATGAATCATCGTCGTTGAATTCCGTTAATATGCGCCAGCCACCATAACCGCCGCTTAGTTCTTCATCATAAGCAGCATCGTAAGAGTTTTCGGCATTGGATTGGCTTTCAATGTTACGGATTAAGCCGTTGTATATCTTGGCTAACTTTTCATCTGCACCGCCTGATATTGGCCTAACTTTGATTTGTGTGCGGTTTTGCCTTTGATCTCCGACTAATTGATCTTTAGCTCCTGAAATCTTATCGATAGTGTAACGAGGTCTACCTGACCTGCGTTCAATAGCATCTTCAGTCCATTGCCCGTCTTCGGTATCAACAAAGCGCATATCCTCAATAGCAAGCTCACGCTGGTCGCGTTCTTTATCTTCAATTATCTTGAATCGGGTTAACGCTTCTGCAAGTATGTCTTTTTCCATTTAAAACTCACTATCAAAATTAAGCTCTACAATATTATTGTGTAGTTTAGCACTAATTAGGCTCATCATTAAACTATCCGCCAAGTTAGGGGATGGGATTTTGTGTATTCTTAACATATCATCCTTGCTCATTATCTGGATAAGCCCGTTGCCATTGGGCTTTTTAGGTATTCGACATACTTCTGCCCTTAATTGGTCAAGGCAATCAATATCAGATGATAGACTTATCATGGTATCTGGATCAACATATTCGCTCTTTTTAACAGCTCGATAAGTATTGTAAAACCTATCCCTTAGCCGCCAATAATATTGTGCCCGCTTATTTCTAAAGGTCTGTTTGTTAGTTCTTGCGCTTGATAGCGTAATACTTTCATCAGGCTGGTATATATCTTCTGGGTCGTCTGCTGTCTCTGACCCTTTGAACATCTCGAATTGTATGTGTTTACCAGTAAAAGCATCTGACACTTGCCGTCTTAATGTAACCCCTAGTCCGTCACAATCCCATGTAAAAACATCTGCCTGGTTATCAATGGCGTAATCAGTGGCCCAATCACAGCCATCGTTAACATCCCCCGTGTCTTTCTCTAATACGTTGAGAATAACAGAGCCATGACGGTCAACTAAGCCCTTAGCGTCATTACCTGTGTCGGATGGGTCGTGTGAAACAATTCGTTGCCCTGTTGGTCTAAATCCTAACTTCTTGTGTGCATCAATAGCCGAATCAAACCAATCAGTCGGAATAATGGAGTTTTCAATTGTGTCGTTAAACTTACCTAGCCAGATATGCTCATATTCTGCTGTACTTAGGTGCTCTTTATCGTGGATGCGTTCTTGTTCTAATACATCAGGAAAGAAAGGGTTATCCAAATAATTACACACGATAATCAGATGAAGGTCATCCTCGTAATATCCATTTTTTAATAGCTCTTTCTCATAAGGCACAATAAACCGCTGACTGAATGGATCTGCTCTGCTCATGGGGTTGGCAATCATCCATATCTCAGAGCCTTCTTTTCTTAGTGTTGGCGTGAGTAACTTTAAAGACTTATAGGATATTGTTTGCGCTTCCTCGACTAAGAACCGGTCAAAGCCATGCATAGATTTAATGGATTCTACATTTCTTGCAAGCCCTTTAAATCTGAACTCGCCGCCGCTTGTATTGGATATAGTGTTATTTTGGACATTAAAGCCCTGTAATTCTAGTCTTTCTATTTCATCACAAAGCAAAGAATAAACAGAATCTTCTATTGAGTTTTGGAATTCTCGAAACTCGCCTATCTTTAACCCTTCAGTCTGGGAATCCATTAGGCATATGTCGGCTGTGGTTTGTGATTTGGCAGATCCGCGACCACCAATAATTATCTTGAATCGCTTAGGTATTTTAACTAAGGGGAGGAGCTTTCTGGGGCATTGCATTTTAGGCATTATGATCTTCATCTGGCTTTATGTGCCAAACAATTCCATCGATAACCTGTAATTCTCCACACGCTTCACATATATAAATATTTTCTATTTCTTGACGTTTATACATCACATGCTTGATGTCAGAATCATTTGTATAACGCCTTAATTTTACAATGTCGCCCATTATGCGCGCTCAGCAGCATCTTTAATCTCTACTTCCCATCTGCTTTCTATTGGGCCGCCACCTTCACCGGTAATCTCAACCGCTTTACGTTTAGGCGCAACATATTGAGCAAGCTCTTTATACATCTGGCCCCTCAACTCCAAAGAGGCTGTTAATTTTCCATCGCCATTACAATTCGGACAAGGTTCTTTGTCTTCTGGGTCTTCAGGATTAACAACTATAAACCCTTTTTCTTCACAGGAGAGGCAAGGGCAAGCGTTCATGGCTATCTTTGCCATTCCCTCTATTGGGTCACAATTAAGCTCTTTTAGGCGGTCTATGACCTCCTGAGTCTTCTTATTAGGCGTTCCTTTCTTTCTTCCGCCTGTTTTCCTACTTTCTTCTACTTTAGATTCGCTAGACATTATTCCATCACCGTAAAAGTCGTAAAGTCTGACACAACTATGTTGGTGGTCGATAGCTTAGCCTTACCTTTCTTACGCCATAATCCAGCATAGTCTAAATCGTTTTCTTGGATGGTGTATTTTACGTATTCGTTTGCTAGATAGGTTTCGTCGTTTACATCAATATTAACCGTCCCTAATGTTGCAGTCTCTTCTATCGCTGTTCCGACTTTAGGCTCTAGGATAATTGTCAGCTCTGTGGCTGCGGAAATGTCCTCACCAAAATTGACATAGATTAGTTGGCCATATTCTAAGTAATTATAGTCTGGCATTATTTCTTACCTGGTCGAGTAGGTTTTTTCTTTTTACCGCATCCCATAATATTCTCCTAGCAGGTTCCTGAATCAACAGTGAATGTTGCGCATTCTCCGATATAGTTATCATCTGGTGTTGGTGATGTATTAGTATAGGTTAGATTTACCTTCCATTCTCCGGACTGACTTAAAAATCCAACTTCAATTTCATATTCTACATATTCATTAGCAAGTAATGCACCTAAATCGGGGTCTGTAATATTAGATGTTCCTAATATAACCTCTGGTTTTGTCTTTGTGGTTGTCGTGTCATCCGGCAAGGTGAATGTGAGTGTTAGCTCCGTGTTTGAGCTTAAATCGAAGCCTGCTGCAACCCTGAATGTCTTGCCTGTCTCTGAAATTTTTAGGCTCACTTTGAATCTACCCCTTGTCCATCTTCGTCAATTGCGCTTGATACGCCTTTACCGCTTTCTTGAATTATACTTAATAATCCACTGGATTGCTCTATTGTTGACAAGACACCTACTCCATCTGCCGTTATTGTGCTTAACGCGCCTTTTCCTGCTTCTTGAACAATAGACATAAACCCAACCGTTAGGTTAGGTGGTTCTATTGAAACGCTTGTAACAGTATAGACGTAGCTAAATACACCTTTAATAAGGCGTTTTGAGCCACCAACAAATCCTGCTTTTCCTTCTCTCCAATTTATCATTGGATGTGTTTCCAAGTCTTGCGATTTACAATATGCCCTATAGTGGCGTGATCAACAGAATATATTTCTCCAAGCTTTCTATGGGACGCCTTAGTGTATTTATATATTGCCCTGATATTAATTATATCAACTTCTCGCAAGTTTGATTTATTTGAATCCTCTCCTTTCGCTCTATTGCCTCTTCCCTTTTTAAGCATGTCTTGCATATTATCAGTGTGCGACCCTAAAAAGAGATGTTCCGGATTAACGCATTTTCTGTTATCGCATGAATGACATACACAGGTTCCGTGGGCTCCCTCGCCTTTGGGTATATCACCATAATGCATCTCATAAGAAGACCTATGAGCGAGCTCTTTTCTCTTGTTACGCCAAAATCTACCATATCCATGCTCTGTAATACCGGCTTTCCACTCCCAGCATTCATCAGGGCCTTTAACGTCTACTTTCTTCCAGAATCTCTTCATATTATTCGACCGTCCTGAATGTTAATTTAGTATCGTCCGCAGTTCCAGCAGAAAACTTCCATGTGATGGTGCTGCCATTACAATCTGCTGCCAGATAATCAAATCTGTACGTACCATTACTAATCTCTGTCATTGTGCCTGAAACATTCACGTAGATACCGCTGTCTATTAGTCTTTGAGCTATTACTGTCAAGCCAGTGCCGGGCGTAACATGATCTGAAGCCAGCACCATTTCAACATGAAGCAATCCAGCAGTATTTTTCTTTATTGCTAAATCATCAATTAATCCTGGAAGTGTTGTATTTAATTGGGTGCTATTTGAGTCCATTTCTGTACGCACATCAA